TATTGAGCTTTGATTGCTAATATAGCATCTACCCATGTTGTAGTGTTATTAACTGTATCATCAAAACGCATTTCATCTTGGTTGAGTAAGTCATATTGTTCTTTACGATTCCTAGCATAGGCTTGTGAATCATATATGTTTTGTAGTCGTGTTACTTCTGCTGTGATTAATGCTTCGTCTAATACCACTGTATTACCATTAGCATCTTTGGCTTCTATCTCACCACTAATAGTAACAACAGTTAAGTGGGTATTTCTAATCGCTAAATCTCTCATACTATGCTCCTATTTCCATAAGTGTTATATGTGATGAGTAGTCAAAGCCAGTATCACCACGTTCATTGACTCTAGCTGTATTAGCTCCTGATTTAAACTGAAATTTATAAGTTGTTGCTGATGTTGTTGCAGGAGAGTCTAAATGATTTATACTGCCAGTTTGCACCCCTGCAGTAGTCCCCATCCGACCACCAAACAAATACCACTAGCCCCATTACCTATTGATACCGCATCTCTCATGAGTCTAAAAAGCGCATTATCTGATGTGGACGAAGAACTATAATTAACCGAAGCTATCACAAGTATCTTACTAGTTGCGCTAGACGGTGTTATAGACAATGTTAGGTCTGTTACATCAACGTAGCTGGTTGATGTTGTACTCACAACTGTGGTGGATGTTGTACTCACAACCTGCAACACCTTACCACCACTAATCCCTGTTAGTGCAGAACCATCAATTGCAGGTAATGCTCCACTTAATTTAGAAGAAAGTAATGTGCTATTCTCATCATGTAGTGTCCCTGTTACTTGCAGGTAATGTTAAGGTATTAGTAACAGCATCTGTAGATTGTAAGGTAGTGCTTCCACTTGTAGCACCCGTTAGAACTAATGGCATATCAACTCCTTATTTTTGCAATTATTCAAAAATCTTCTTTAGTAAATCCAAAATCTTTCAATAGTAGATAAATCTTCTATATCAGTCCAAATAGGTTCTAATTTTTCACCATCATAATTAGGTTCATTATAGTTATCAGGATAGGTTTGAGTATCTTGTTTTCTTGTAATACTTCCTTTTAATAAATTCATAAACTCTGTGTGTTCAGTAGTTCCTTGAATTTTTATCTAAATCTTTTCTTGTGTTAATATTGTATTTCATAAATTATACTTTAAATCTTTTGATTATATTGTCAATATAACATTTAATATTATAGCTATTGCTCCATTGAATATGACCATGCCAACTAGCTAAAAATCTAGTTAATTTTTGATTATCATTATTTAATAGATATTTATTAATTTTTCTTTTTGCACGAACTACACTTTGTTTTCTTAATAATTTATAATCTTTCCATATTCTATAACCTAAAAAATTTATACCTTGATGGGTAGAAGAAACATGCCATTTCCCCATATTTAATTTTAAATGAATACGACAATATTCTTCTAATTGAACAAATATATTTCTTAATAATTTTTTATTATTATCAAGAATAACAATATCGTCCATGTATCTAGCAAAAATATTTTACTTTTAATTTGTGCTTTATAAAATGATCTATGTCATTACCATATATATTAGCAAATAATTGACTTGTTAAATTTCCAATAGGTATGCCTGTTTGATTGGTGGGTGTTATTAATTTAATTAAGTTAAATGTTTTATTGCATTTAATCTTTTTCTAATCATTTCTAATAACATATTTGTATCTATGCTAGGAAAGTATTTTCTAAAATCTGTTTTTAAGAAATATGTAAAGTCATGTTTTCTTAAATTAGACTGAATATATTTAACTCCAGTATGTGTTCCGTATCCTTTTCTACAAGCAAATGAATTAGGTAAAAATGTTTTTTCAAATATAGGTGTTATAATATTACATAAAGCATGTTGGACTATTCTATCTTTAAAAGATAATGCAGATATAAGTCTTTTTTAGGTTCATAAACATAAAAATTTCTATATTGACCTATTTGGTATTTATTATTGATTAGTTCATTTCTTAATTGAATTAAATTATATTGATCAAATTCTTTAAATTCCAAGTAAGAAAATGTTTCCTTTTTACCTTTACAGGTATTTTTATAAGCTAATTGTAAATTATTAATATCTACAATTTTTTTCAAATAAGTTTCTATATTTTTAAACCCATATTATTGACAATGCGTTTCTATATTTCAATACTCTGCAATACATCAAATCTAAGTTTTGTATTTGCCGAAGCAGGATAAGAAAGCTGATCGTAAAGATCAAACATAGTAGGCTTGTGGCGTTACTATAGTTTAAATTCATATCACAGACGCCACGAGACCCAATATTGTTATTAGAATTAGTTGGAGCATTATTCCATTTAGAATTACGTGATCCAGAGTTAGAAGTATTATTCCAATTACCACCGAGTTTCACGACGTGACTATATCTCTCTTACCCTTTTTATAACTAATCCACGAATCCATACAAAGAATACAATCAGACAATAATTGCTGAGAATAACCTTGTTGTTTAAGTGTTAATGCTTTCACATTTTTATTAGTCATAAATCTTAAATAAAATCTTAATAACGACATGCCTGAATCTACTAAATACATCTTAGATATTTGATTAGATTTACCAGCATCATTAATAAGTTGAACTTGTTTTAATAAACATTCTAATATTTGTTTTTTTAATATACCATGTTTTCTAGGTATGTTTTGTATGATTGGATATAAGTAATTTATAACCTTTTCATATTTTTCTATAATATTCATTTGTTTGTGATTAATCGTTAAATCTTTAATAATGGTTTTCACCATTATTCGTTTGTTTTATGATCACAGACGCCACGAGACCCAACATAGCTAACAGAAACAGTAGGAGCATGATCCCAACTAGAAACACGGGAACCAGAGTTAGAAGTATTAAACCAACGACCACCGAGTCTCACGACGTTAGATAGATTATAAGTTGAACCACGACCTTCAGTATTAGCAGTCCAAGCCGAAGAACCATTAGGTCCACCAAAAATCATTACCCCAAGTACGCATACAGCCAGTTGATTGGATAACACCCCCATTTAGAAGTAAAGTTATCGTCTGTTGCACTCATTTGTGTTGTAGTTGGGTCACTTCCTCTTGAACTTGCTTCTGTAGTTCCATAAGCTAATGCAGAAAATTCTTGATAAGTAGGTGGTCTTTTCCCATGAGAAGATAATAGTTCAGCACATTCCCACCAAGTATAAGAACCATAAGTTGTTGAACCATTACCACCAAATAAACTTGGTACTTTAGGTGGTGAACTTCCATCTGCTATTGTAACATTATAATAAGATGTTCCATTAGTATGATGGTCAACTCCTGTTAAATAAATATCTGACCAAAAATGTCCACCCACTAAAGTCATTCCTCTTGGGTCTAAACTAGTTGGTCTAAATTTTAAATCCCATAATGAATATTCGTTAATTGCTGGAGTAGTATCTCCACCTGATGTTCCTGTTGCGTTTCCACCAGGAGCATAATGAAATCCACCTACTTTTCTAGCATTTGCTGATGGTGGACTAACATGGTCTGTAGTTGCTTCTAAAGCACCAGCAGTTGTACACCAAATAGCATAATCTGTTCCAGCTGTAGCTGATGGCATAGTAATAGAAGTTGCTGAAGCTATAGTTTTAACATCACCATTAACTTCAATGTATAATCCTGTGTTAGTCTCCATTGTGAAAGCACCTGTTTTATCCCAAGCAACAACTGTTGGGTCAATTTTAGAAAATAATCCAATACTTCCAGAAATCGCATCACCTGTTAAAGTCTTCCCACTAGCCATTGCTAAACCCGTACTACTAACTGTAGCAATCGTTGTTCCAGCAGATTGTAGTGCTATTTCACCACTTGTGTCTGATGTTATTTTTAATCCATCACTTGTATCCGCATTAAATAATGTAGTCATTTATAATACCACCCATCGTTGTCCACTTGGAATTGTTACTGTTACACCACCTGCTATTACCATTGGTCCTACACTCATGCCATTTGTTCCCGTTGATATTGTATAATTTGTTGAGATTGTATCTGAGTTTTCGTAGATTGCTCCATTAGCTGATGCTCCTCCACCAATAGATCCCCAGGCACCTGCAGCATATCCTTCAAATTCAGCAAGGCTAGTATTATATCGAAACATCCCATTAGCTGCTGAAGCAGATCGTTCTCCTGTTGTTCCTGTAGGAACTTTTAGTGATCCTGTTCCTGACATTTCAATGTCATTAGGACTGAATACATAGGTTAAAATCTGAAGACCTGTTACCTTTTTAGAGGTACCTGCTTCATTAATTTCAAATTCATTTGCAGCTGCCGTTACTGCTGCTGCTGCTAACCCTGATATTTTTACATTTGCCATTTAATATACCCTTTTCCAAACACCACTTTGTTTAATATAAATACTTGCTGGTTCTTTCCATATTCCTACATCTTTAACATAAGGAACAAAAGATTCCCAATTCCCTTCATATTTTACATAAGCATTATTTATAAAGCCTATTATATTTCCAGTAGCTGTTAAGAAACTTTGTGTAAAATTTGTCTTTATCTCACCAGTAATACGTGTATCACCTGCTTCAGTAATACGTATGTCCTCTGCTTCAGTAAGTCTTATTGCATCTGTTATTGTCTGTGATGAAACTGTCCATAATATATTGTCATCGTAAGTAAACCCTTTGCCAGACACCACCAACATTTTTATATATTTCTTGTGGTTCTACCCAAACACCTTCAGACTTAACAAATGGTATGTCTTCTTTCCAAACTCCATCTACTTTAACATACATATTAAAATCATCAGACTCAGTAGCTTTGGCAGTTATGGATCCTGTTGCACTTAAGCTTGCTATACCTGGTACCTTATTTAAAGCTACTGCAGTAAGAGAACCAGTACCAACTAACTCTGTAGAGACAAATATTTTAATAATAGCTTCTGAGCTTACAGAGCCAGTACTTAATAAATCAACAAGTCCACACAATGTTAGTATAGCTGTAGAGGTAAGTGTGCCCACTGCTGAGCCACTAAATCTTCCAAATAAAGTATTTACTCCAATAGAAGCATGACTACCTGTTGAAGCTAAACTAGAAGAGGCTACTTGAGTTAAACTAGGTACTGTTGTTATAGTTCCAGTACCAGCAAGATCACCTAATCCATATTGTATTCTTATACCTATACTACTTATTGTTCCTGCAGCATTTAAAGAACTATCGGTTACTTGTGTTAAAGAAGGAAGAGTACTCTCTGTTGCCTACTCCTATAAACGAACTTGCTCCAGATTGAGTTCTTAAACCTATACTTGCTATTGAGCTAGTACCAGTTAAACTTGTATAACCAAAAGCAGTTAAATCAGAGTCTGCTATTAAAGAACCTGTAGCTGATAGACTACTAAAGACTTCAACATACTTTTCTGTGATTCGGAACACACTAGCTTCAGTTATCCTGCTATCACCATTTTCTAGGATTCGGAAGCCGTCAGCCATGACAGTTCCTTAAGCTAATGCTAAGTCGATATTACCAATAGAAAATTCTAAAGTATCTCCGTCATCTACAGTCTTAGCTGCAGTCATTGCTCCATGCCAAAGTAAGTTACCTGCAGTTGAAGCATCATGAATACCAATCCATCCTACTGTTCCAAAAGCTCCACCTGAAGCAGTATAAGATACCGCACCTGTGTTTGCTGTTGTACCACCTGGTGTAGCTGCTGCCGAGAATGTTACTGCTTGACGAGCATAACCACTACCTGAAACTTCTGTACCACCCCCTGAATCACTTGGTGCACCTGTATATAGAGCCACATACCACGCTGTTGGGCGAGTAGCAGTTCCTGCAGTCATTGCAAAATCTAGCAATAACTTTTCTGTATAATCTGACAAAGCTGCCATTTGTTTCTCCTAATTAATTAAGCTAATACTTTAAACCAAATATCTCCGTTCGTACCACCTGAAGGAGCATCTGTACTAATTGTTACTCTGTTTATTAATGCTAAGTAATTATTATAAATACTTAACATCTCTGCGGTATAGTCAACACCATCTACAGTAATAGCCCCTGTCATTGAAATATTATTAACATTGTTAATACTATTACTATTCATGTCTATATCATTTTCCATCTGATTTGGTTCATCAGCAGGATTATTACGATATAGTATTTTATTTTGGAATTCGGATTCTATGGAATCAAATGCAGTATTGAATGTAGTATTACTAGCGTATCCTGATCCAATGGTAGGTAATGTTATTTTAGCCACGTTTTTTCCTCATTGCTTCTTTTTTAAGATTAGTCTTAGCCGCAACTTTGCGAATATTTGATTTACTATTGTTTCTAGGGTTATTATCTTTATGATCCACTTGTCTAGGGTCTCCCACTTTTAGTCCTGCTAGCTTTCTTGCAGCATTACGTTTAGCTCTATCTAGGACTCGTCCTGGTTTCTTTTCTTTTCCCAAGCTAATTCCTTCTTATAGTCCCTCTTGCCCTTTGTCATAAAAGCCATTATAGTTTAGCATAGGGTAATACAACATCATCATTCTGTACTTCTGGGTTAACCATTCCTTGGCTAACAACACCTATATTACCTGATGCTGCTTGTTGTTGTGGTCCACCTTTAGATTGCATACCCGTAGATCTATTAGTTACAGACTTATTAGCTCCTGTAACTGCAGATGTTCCCTTAGGTATAGTTCCTGCTGCCGCTTTGTTTTGTACAATCTTAGCTACTTTGGAGATTAGTCCTGATGCTACTAAGCTAGAAAATCCCATATTACTTGCCTCCGTTAACGACTTTAAGACCAATACGCTCTAAGTCAGTTTGATGTTCTTTTGCAGCCCTAGCATCTACCTTGAGTTCTCTTTCTACTTCTTCTTTGCTAGGTCTACCTCGTTTTGGTGCATACCCTTTCTCTACAAGATACTTAGCTGCTTGTAACCCTTTAGGGTCATCATCTAGACTATGTAGTATAATGGCTTTAATACCTTTAGCTTTAATACGTACATCTAACTCATCACGCCATCCTTTGATCATTTCCTTTATAACAGGAGTAGTATCATTGCATAGCTTTAACCAGTGGTCCCAAGATCCAAAATGCTCCATTGCGAAATCATATTCAAATCCTGGTACGTGGGAATAGTTCATATATAAATTCTTTAACGAGGGATAGGTGATTCCTTCCTTTACAAGATCATAGTCCTTCATGCTCCAGATAGGTGCAGTACCATTGATAACGTCTCTCATCTCCCAGAAGAGGGATTGAGTTCTATACCTGCCCATAGAATCTTTGTATGATGTTTTGCTCATACTAATATTATAACACAAGTAGTCTTAAAAGTCAAGGATTATTTGAAGGTAAAGGTTAAACCTACGTTTGCAGAAGAGCCCTTACTCTTACTAGACCAATCAGAGCCCTTTACTTTAAACTTACTCGTGTGTGCTCCAGCATTAAGAGTTACATTCTTATTAACCTTATACTGAGCATTAACCCCTGCAGAAGTTCCAGAACCTCGTACAGATTCAGAATACTTTCCTTTTGTTACCATAGCTAGGAGTCACAGTAAGCTTTCTTACTTATATCAAGCTTCTTACTAACCTGTAGATTACTTGAGTAACCTTTCTTAGTTGTTCTTCCAGAACCAGATATATTAACTATAGGCTCTTCTTGTTGATCATTAGCCATTACTTATCC